TCCCGCTCGCCAAGACGTTCGGCGACGTGATGGACGCGCTGCAGTCGCTCGCGACCGAGGGCCACGAGTTCAAGACGCTGATCGTCGACAGCCTCGACTGGCTCGAGCCGCTGATCTACGCGCACACTTGCGCCGCGAACAAGTGGGGGTCGATCGAGGATCCCGGCTACGGCAAGGGCTACGTTGCCGCGCTGGCGTTCTGGCGCGACTACATCGCGGGCATCAACTACCTTCGCGACGAGGTCGGCATGACCATCGTGCAGCTGGCGCACTCGCAGATCCGGCGCTTCGAGAGCCCGGAAAGCGAGCCCTATGACAGGTACGAGCTCAAGCTGCAGAAGCACGCAGCGTCTCTGGCGATGGAGCACAGCGACTGCGTGCTGTTCGCCAACTACCGGGTCGGCGTGACGAAGTCGCAGGCCGGGTTCAACAAGAGTGTGGCGCGCGCCATCGGGTCCGGCGAGCGCGTCATCAACACGAACGAGAGGCCCGCGTGGCTGGCGAAGAACCGCTACGCGATGCCGGACCAGATCCCGATGCCGCGCGAGGGCGCCTGGTCGCTGCTCGCGCAGCACATCCCCTTCTTCAACCAGGGCAAGGAGTGACGACGATGGTGGCTCTCAACTTCAACGCGGCGAACGTGAAGCCCAAGGACGAGATCGAAGTCCTGCCGCCGGGCGACTACACCGTGATGATCGTCGCGAGCGAGATGCGCGAGACGAAGGACGGCACGGGCCAGTACCTCTGGCTTGAGATGGACGTGACCGAGGGCGAGGCCCAGGGGCGCAAGCTCTGGGACCGGCTCAACCTCATCAACAAGAACGCGAAGGCGGCCGAGATTGCCGAGCGCACGCTGTCGAGCATCTGCCACGCGGTCGGCAAGCTGAACGTGGCCGACAGCGAGGAGCTCCACGGCTGCACGCTGGTCGCCAAGGTCAAGGTGCGGCCGGGCCAGGGCGACTACGGCCCGAGCAACGAGGTCGCGAACTACCGCGCGGCGGCCGGCGGCCAGGTCGTGCAGATGCAGCGCGCGGCGCAGCCGGCGCAGCAGGCGCCGGTCCAGCAGGCCGCGCCGGCCAGGGCGGCGGCACCGGCCAAGGCGGCCGGCGCGACCCCGCCGTGGAGGCGCTGACATGATCACCATCTCCGTCGAGATCAGCGGCATCACTCCGTTGATCTGCAACCGCTTCCACGACGAGGCCGCGCAGGCGGCCTCGTCTGGCTCGCGCTCGGCGAGCGCTGCGCAAGATCGAGGCACGCCGCTCGAAATCGCGAGCAAGAAGCTCTACCTGGGCGGCGCCGGCGGCCAGACGCCGATCATCCCGCAGCCGAACCTGCTGCGGTGCCTGATCGACGGCGGTCGTTTCGAGAAGGTCGGCAAGGCGCAGGTGACGACGGCGGCGTCGTCGATGCTGTTCGCTTTCCTCGACATCGAGGCTGCGGAGATCGAGATCCAGCACCAGCAGCCGTGGCGCGTCGACACGCGCGCGGTCGTCATCCCGTCGACCAAGGGTCGCGTGCTCACGCACCGGCCGATGTTCGACGACTGGCGCCTGGCGTTCGAGATGCGCCTCGACACCGGGAACTTCAACGCGAAGCTGATGCGCCGGATCGTTGATCATGCCGGCTCGCGCGTCGGGCTGGGCGACTTCCGCCCGGCGCGGAAGGGACCATACGGACGGTTCGCTGTCGTGCGGTGGGAAGAGCGCGACGCGCTCGACCTGGCGCGCGCGGCGTGAATGCAGACTGCACGGCACTGTCCGGCTTGGCTTGGCGGGGCAAGGCGTGGCCGAGCATGGCAAGGAGTGGCGAGGCAGGGCGCTGCAAGGCGCGGCAGGGCGTGGCCTGGCAAGGCTGGGCATTGCTGGGCACGGCCAGGCACGGCGAGGCATGGAGACTGAGATGACAAAGACGCAACCCGAGCGCGCGTGGGATGATCCACTATGGTGGTCGGCCACGCGCGCCATCCTCAAGGCGCTCGCGAGGGGAGAGACATGGCACCCATCCCGCCGCGCGTGAACGACACGCGCAGCCTGATCTTCCGCGCGATCGCGGAGCGTCAGGAAGACAGCCGGCGCGCCCACCTGGGCGCGTCGGTGATCGGCCGGCAGTGCGAGCGGCAGCTCTGGTACAGCTTCCGCTGGGCGCTGACGGTTCGCCATGACGGGCGGCTGCTGCGGCTGTTCTCGCGCGGACACCTCGAGGAGCCGCGCATCGTCGCCGACCTTCGGCGGATCGGCATGACGGTCATGGACGTCGATCCCGACAGCGGGCGGCAGTGGACCGTGCGCGATGCCGAGGGGCATTTCGGCGGGTCGATGGACGGCGTCGGGCTGGGCGTGCCCGAGGCGCCGGCGACCTGGCACCTGCTTGAGTTCAAGACGCACTCGGCGAAGTCCTTCGCGGACCTGCAGAAGAAGGGCGTGCAGGGCAGCAAGCCCGAGCACTACGCGCAGATGCAGGTCTACATGCACCTCGCGTCGCTGACGCGCGCTCTCTACATCGCCGTGAACAAGGACGACGACGACCTGCATTGCGAGCGCGTCCACTACGACGCGGGCGAGGCAATCCGGCTGGTGGAGAAGGCCCGGCGGATCGTGCGCGCGGACGGCCCGCCGCCGCGCATGTCGGAGGATCCGGCCTTCTACCTGTGCCGCTGGTGCGACTACCGCAACCTGTGCCACGGCGCCGACCTGCCCGAGCGCAACTGCCGGACCTGCATGCACTCGACGCCGGTCGACGGCGGCGCCTGGGCGTGCGCGCTGGGCCACGACATGGGCACCGGCCGCGAGGCGCTGCCCTGCCATCGTTACATCCCAGGGCTGGTGCCGCGCGAGCAGGTCGACGTGCGCGGAGACACCGTGATCTATGACGGCTGGGAGGACGACGGGCGATGATCGACCTGCGCCCCTACCAGCGCGCCTCGATCGACGCGCTCTACGACTACTTCATGCGCGAGACCGGCAACCCGTTGATCGTGCTGCCGACGGGAACTGGCAAGTCGGTGGTGATCGCGGAGTTCATCCGCGGCGTGTTCGAGGCCTGGGCCGACAGCCGGGTGATGATGCTCACGCATGTGCGCGAGCTCATAGCCCAGAACTACGCGGCTCTGGTCCGGCACTGGCCGGACGCGCCGGCGGGGATCTACTCGGCGGGGCTCGGGCGGAAGGACGTCGGGCAGGCGATCACCTGCGCCGGGATCCAGTCCATCTGGCGGCGTGCCTACACAGTGCAGCGCTGCGACCTGATCATCGTCGACGAGGCGCACCTGATCCCGCGTGACGCCGGCACCATGTACGGCAAGTTCCTCGCCGACATGCGCCAGATCAACCCGGCGCTCAAGATCATCGGCTTCACCGCGACGCCCTACCGGCTCGACAGCGGCATGCTGCACCAGGGCGAGGGCCGGATGTTCGATTCGATCGCCTACGAGATGTCGATCCTCGAGGCCATCCAGCAGGGATACCTGACCGAGGTGAGGCCGAAGGAGCCGCGCACCAAGCTCGACGTGTCGAAGGTCGGCACCTACGGCGGCGAGTTCATCCAGAAGCAGCTGGAGGCAGCGGTCGACGTCGACGAGATCACGCGCGCGGCGGTCGAGGAGATCGTCGCGCACGGCCAGGACCGCGGCTCGTGGCTGGTGTTCTGCGCCGGCGTGCGGCACGCATGGAACGTCCGCGATGCGATCCGCGAGCGCGGCATCAGCTGCGAGGCGGTGACCGGCGAGACGCCCGGCCCCGAGCGCGACCGGATTTTGGGCGCGTTCAAGTCGGGAGCCTTGCGCGCGATCACCAACATGAGCGTGCTCACGACCGGGTTCGACGCGCCAGGCGTCGACCTGATCGCGGCGCTGCGGCCGACCAAGTCTGCCGGCCTGTGGGTTCAGATGGTCGGCCGCGGCACGCGGCTCGCGAGCGGGAAGGACGACTGCCTGCTGCTCGACTTCGCGGGCAACTGCCGGCGCCACGGGCCGATCGACCGCATCAAGGTGTCGGCGCCGGGCGAGGGCGGCGATGGCGAGGCGCCGGTCAAGGTGTGCCCGGTCCCCGAGTGCTCGACGATCGTGGCGACGGCGACGCGCGTCTGCCCGAACTGCGGCCACGAGTTCCCCGCTCCCAAGCCCAAGCTCGCGCATGAGGCCGCGACGGACGCGGTGCTGTCGACGCAGATCCGCGACACTTGGTGCGACGTGAGCGAGGTCAGCTACGCGCTGCACGCGAAGATGGGCGGCGGCACGCCGTCCATGCGCGTCGAGTACCGGTGCGGCATGGTCCCGCACCGCGAGTGGATCTGCGTCGAGCACACGGGCTACGCGCGGCAGAAGGCGGTCAGCTGGTGGCAGAAGCGCGCGCCGGGCCAGCCCGTGCCGACGACCGTCGCCGAGGCGCTGCTCGTGGCCGACAGCCTGCCGACGCCGCGCCGGATCGCGGTGCGCCCCGCCGGCAAATACACCGAGATCGTGCGCTATGACTGGTAGGCAGCGCGGCACGCAGATCATGCGGCGGATCCATGCCTGGGCGGTCGAGCACGGCCGCGAGTTCGACGTGCGCGACGTCGCCGTCTTCGCGCCGCGCCAGACTGTGCGCTCGCTGGGCAATTCGATCCGCTGGCTCGAGCGCTACGGGATGCTCGAGCAGGTCGGGACGGTCGAGCGCGCGGGCGTCTATGGCTCGACGATCTATCGCTTCCGCGCGGTCATGGGCGTCGAGTTCCGATCCCATGTGCGCCAGCACCGGAAGCTCGGCGACCCCGAGGCCTCGTGGGCGCGGCTCATGGGGGACAAGCGCTTCGAGGACCAGGCAGAGGCGCCGGCCCGCGGGCGCGCACCATCAAGGCCGCCGACGGTGAACCCGTCGGCATACTCGTGACATAACCACAACGGAGAACGACGATGGTTATTACCAAGGCAGGCGAGATCCTCGAGACGGCGCGGCAGCTGGTGGACGGCGACCGCGCGCGCACGCACGGCGACACGATGGAGAACCACGCCTGCATCGCGGCGCTGTGGAATGCCTACATGCGCCTGCAGCTGCAGCGCAGAGGCGTCGACGTGCCTGGCGCGATCTTCGGCTCGCTCGACGTCGCGACGATGATGCTCCTTTTGAAGGTCGCGCGCACGGTCTCGGGCGGCGAGCACAACCTCGACAACTACGTCGACGCCGCCGGCTATGCCGCGGTCGCCGGCGAGATCGCGGAGCACTGGCACGCCTGGCGCAAGTGATCTGCCTGAGGTGCGGGCGCGACGCGCGGGTGTTCGTGACCGATCCCGAGTGGCGCTACCCGCGCACGTTCTGCAGCTACAGATGCATGGAGAATGGACAGATGATTGACCCGACGATCCACGAGAAGGACGCGATCAAGGCCGCCGGCGTGGCGGTCGGACAGTACCTGGACGAGCTCGGCCAGACCGACGTCGCGCAGCTGAGCGGAGAGCAGTTCGACATGCTGATCGAGGTCGCCGTGACGGCGTTCACCGAGAGCATGCAGAACGCGCCGCCGTTCTGATGCCACGCCCTGATCCGCCGATGAGGCGCTGCAGGCAGCGCGGATTGGAAGCGCTGCTGGACGCTATGGACGCCTTCAACGATCGAGACGCTCCTGGTCGCAAATGGTTCGCGAGCGAGCGCTGGCCCGACGCGCACGTTCAGTCGTCGATGAACATGGAGGTTTCGATCCCATCGCGCAGGCGCGTGCCGCTCGGCAATGGTGCGTGGCGCGCAACACGGATTGAGGGGAGCTAGGACATGAGCGACGAGATCCAAAAGAACATCCTGACCGAGATCCGTGCGAGGCACGAAATCGATCAGCGGTGGCGCAACGGCCCGTCGATGATCTGCCCGCAATCGCACGACGACCGGGGATGGCTCCTCAGCGAGATCGAGCGCCTCCGCGTAGAAAACAACCATCTTCGCCGCGTCGGAATGGATCGGCCTTCCGCTGGACTTCATAAGGCCGCGATGGCGGAACTGCGCTCGGAGAACCAGCACCTCCGCGAGCACCGTCAACTTGCCAGCATCTACGCCACCGACGCGCGCGCAAAGGCGGACAAGTTGCGCACCGAAAACGAGCGCCTCCGCGCCCGCGAGGAGTCGTTGGAGCGACTGACGCGCGAATCGCTCAATGTCCTGACATGCGACGGGGGGGACGACGACCCCGGTCATCGGTGCAGCCATTGCGACGACTACGTTGATCGCAACCGACAGCACAGAAACGCGCTGCGCGCCGCGCTGGAGGCCAAGCCGTGTGCATGATCGACGACAATGACGGCTTTGTCGCCGTCGTCGGCGACCGCTACGTCGTCGCGCGCAAGCCCCATCGATGCCGTGAGTGCGGGCGAGAGATTGATGCCGGGGAGCGGTATCACCGCGAGGCGTACGTTTACGAGGGTTCGATTCATCGCCACAAGACCTGCGCTCATTGCCGCGTAGTGCGGGAGTGGCTGCTGGGAGAGTGCGGAGGGTTCATTTACGGCAACGTAAAGGAGGATGCCCGCTGTCACGTCGAGGAGAACCCCGGCGGCTACTCAATCAAGCTATATCGGGCTGTCGTCGGCATGGAATGGAAATGGCGCGCGCGGAGCGGGCGCTTGTTGCCTGTGCCAGCGCTGGAGGCCAAGCCATGACCCTCCCCGACCTCCGCAACGTCGCCCAGGTCTACGCGCACGAGCGCGGCTGGTCCGTGTTCCCTGTCCACGGCGTCGTGGCCGGGCGCTGCACCTGCGGCAGCGCGACCTGCGGCAACCCCGGCAAGCACCCGGTGCCGAGCAACGGGCTCAAGGCGGCGACGCGCGACCCGCGGCAGATCAATCTCCTGTTCCGGCCGGGCCACAACCTGGCGATCGCGACGGGCGAGGCGTCCGGCTTCTGGGCGCTCGACATTGACGGCGCGGCCGGCGAGGCCAGCCTCGCGGCGCTCGAGGCCGAGCACGGGCAGCTGCCGCAGACGCTGGTGCATTTCACCGGAAAGGGAAAGCACCTGTTCTTTCTCTGGAAAGATCCGGTCAAGAACAGCGTGCGCCAGCTGGGCGACGGCCTCGACGTGCGGGGCGACGGCGGCTACATCGTCGCCGCGCCGTCGGTCCACGCGAGCGGCGCGCAGTACCGGTTCGCCGACGCGGCCGCGCCGATCGCCGAGGCGCCGGCCTGGCTCGCGGGCCTCGTGGCGAAGAAGGCCACGCCGCCGACGGCGCCGGTCGAGCGCTACGTCGAGCCCGAGCACGACCTGAGCCAGGACCAGGTCGAGCACATGCTCGGCTACCTGCACCCCGACTGCGACTACCAGACATGGCTCGAGGTCGGCATGGCGCTGCACGCCGGCGCCTACCCGGTCGCGACCTGGGATCAGTGGTCGGCCGGCGGGCAGAAGTACCGGGCGGGCGAGTGCCATCGCAAGTGGCGGGGGTTCCGGCACGGCGGCGCGATCACGATGGGCACGCTCTGGCATCACGCGATGCAGGCTGGCTGGCGGCCCGAGCCTTCGCGGCCGGTCCTGCTGGCGGGGCCGCACCCGGCGGCGGCGTTCCTCGACAAGCTGCGCCGGCGGGTCAACCCGCCGACGCGCCGGCTGCGCGGCGCGGCCGCGCCTGGCCGGCTGCCGTTCAACCCGCTCGAGCTCCCCGGCCCGATCGGCGAGACCGTGCGGTGGATCGTCGGGTCGGCCATCCGGCCGCAGCCCGAGCTCGCGCTCGCCAACGTCTTCGCCGCGCTGGGCGCGGTGTTCGGCCGGCGCTATGCCAGCGAGTGGGACACCCGCACGAACCTCTACGTCGTCGGGATCGCCGGGACCGGCTCGGGCAAGGATCACTCGCGCAAGGCGGTGAAGAAGCTGCTGGCCGCGGCGGGCCAGCATCACCTGCTGGCCGGGGACAGCATCGTGTCCGGCGCTGGCCTGCTGCGCGGCCTCCACGGGCAGCCGTGCCAGGTGCTGCACCTCGACGAGTTCGGCATGCTGCTGCGCGCCATCACGCAGGAGGACGGGCCGGCGCACCTGCGGTCGATCGCCAAGGCGCTCCTCGAGCTGTTCTCGAGCTCGGGGTCGATCTTCCACGGCGGGCACTACGCGAGCGGGGACGTCGAGCCGATCGTGATCGACCATCCGCATCTGTGCATCTACGCCACGACGGCGCTCGAGACCTACCGCGAGGGGCTGACCCGGTCGGCGATCTCGTCGGGCGAGCTCAACCGGTTCCTCGTGATCCCGGCGGTCGACGACCTGCCGCGGGCGTCGCGGTCCATCTCCGACGTCCAGCCGCCCGAGCGCCTCGTGGCGCAGTGGGCCGCGTTTGGGGCTACGATCGCGCCAGGGCAGGGGAACCTCGTCGGGGTGGGGGGCAAGGCCTCCGCGCCCCCTTCGCCCATCCTGGTGCGCTGGGCGGGCGTCCTCGACCGCATCCACGACATCGGGGACCGGGCGGACGACGTCGTGCGCGCGGCTCAGAAGACCGGGACCGGCGGGATCTGGACGCGCTATCGCGAGCAGGTGTTGAAGCTCGCCATGATCCAGGCCATCGCGCGCAACCCGGCGGTGCCGATCATGGAGGACGCCGACCTCGATCTGGCCGAGGCCATCGTGCGGGCCTCGTGCGAGTACGTCGCGCACCTTGCAGCGGATCACCTCGCCGACAACCGGCACGAGCGGACGGTCAACCAGGTGCTCGACATCCTCCGCGCTGCGGGCGACTGGGTGACAAAGTCACAATTGTCGCGGCAGCTGCGGGGCCTGTCCGGCAGGGACCGGGCGCAGATCCTCGACGACCTGGTCAACGTCCAGGAGGTGGTCGAGATGCGGGTCGAGCGGTCGTCGGCGGGCCGGCCGGTCCACCACTACAGGCTCGCGGCGGGAAACTAGGGAAACTTCCCATTTAATTCCCGTTTAAGAACGCGCCGCAAGCCGTTGATGACAAAAGCGAAACGACTTTTTTCCCATAATTCCCGCCCCAGAGAGGATACAGCAAGGGGGGAAGAGGGGTGTGACAGAAAAGCAACACAAGGAGAGGCTAGGGAAAGAAAGGAAAGAATAGGATCTAATATATTAATTCTTATTATATATAGTTGTTTTCATTGACTGATTTCGCTGTCGACTTTTTTCCCGACCCCTATGGGAACTGGCGGGAACTGGCGGAAGAAAGTCTAGGCGCTTGACAATCTCACAATGCGACGCATGATCGCAGTCGTGACAATCCCACAAGGAGGCGAGGACATGAGCGAGGCGAAGGTGAGCGTGGGGACGCTGCTGTCGGTGGACGAGGCCAAGCGCCTCGACGACCTGGCGGCGCTGACCAGGGACAGCCGGGCGGCGGTGATCCGCCGGGCGGTGCGCGAGCTCTGCGAGCGCGAGCTCGAGGAGCCGGGCCGATGAAGCCGCTGCACTACGCGCCGACGGTCGCGCAGACACCGGCCACGCTGCGCAGCCGGATCGCGCTGCGCGTCGAGCTCGCCCGCGACCTCGACGCCGAGAGCATCGGATACCTGCTGGCGCACCAGAGGATCGCGGACCTCGAGCGCCAGCTGGCGGCGATGGAGGCCAAGCCATGAGCCAGTACCTCTACCGCCCCACGAGGACCATGGTCGAGGTGATCCGCGACCGGCACCTCGAGCGCGAGGCCGCCGGCGACCGGACGCGCGAGCACGTCGAGCGCGGCCTGCTGCTGGCCGAGGTCGACAAGCTTCAGCGCGAGCTCAACGAGCGGCCGGGTTTCGTGACCCTGGTCGCTCCGGTGCTGGCTCTGTCGCTGTGCTTCGGCGTCTGGGGCGCGGCGCTGGCGTGGGTGGTGCGTTGATCACCAGCGAAGCCACCTGGGCGCGCGCCGACATCCCGTGGCGCGAGGATCACCTGCAGATGGCGGTCTCGACCGTCCTGCGCCGGCAAGGCATCGTGTTCGCTGCCGACCAGAACGAGGGCCGGCGCAGCCCGCGCGACGGCGCGCGCCGCAAGGCGATGGGCATGACCGCGGGCGAGCCTGACCTGCGGATCTACCTGCCCGGCGGGCGCGTCCTGTTCGTCGAGCTCAAGACCAAGCGCGGCCGACTGTCCGACGCGCAGGAGTGGCGGCAGGAGCAGCTGCGCGCGCTGGGCCATCGCGTCGAGACGGTCTACGCGGCGACGCCGTCTGAGGCGGTCATCAAGGTTCTGGCGCTGCTGACCTAGCCAGGTTCCCGCCGTTGCCCGGCGTTGCTATTTTGTCACGCACGCGAACCTGCGAGGTGACGAGATGGGCAAGAAGGGCGGCAGCAAGAAGGGCGGCCGGCGAGGCTACTGATGGCGGCGACGCGCAAGCGTGGCCGGCCGGCCGGTACGGCGGGCGCGAAGACGGTGTCGCTGAAGGCCGCGATCATGTCGGCGTTCAGTCGCGCCGGCGGCGCGGCCTACCTCGAGCGGCTCGCGCGCAATGACCCGCGCAGCTTCGTCACCCTGCTGTCGAAGCTGGTGCCTGCCGAGGTCAAGTCCGAGGTCGAGCACAAGGGCTCGGTGACGATCTCCGTCGTCACGGGGATCGACCGCGCGCCGGGTGATCCGACGTGAACGTGGCCGCGCATACCGGCTACCAGCCGCACGTCCACCAGGTCGCGATCCACCGCGCGATGAAGCGGTTCTCCGTGCTCGTCTGCCATCGGCGGTT